CGTATTCATCATTACACGATTCGTATTGGGATCCACAAACGCATCGATACCCTGTTGCTGATAGATGTTTGCCTCCCCTTGCGGAGTTGTTGCAAACCCTGCCTTTGCGCGATCTAAGAATCCAGCCGACCCTGTTTCTGTTCTGGTTTGGCCCTGTTGATCTATCTGTTCAAGAAATGGAATCAACTCGTCTATTAACTGGTCACTGTATTTTTCTTTAATTTGATTATCGTCTAACTTTTCCAAATCACGCTGAAACTGTATTGCCTGTTGCCGAGTCGCCATTAGCCATCACCTCTAAGCCTACGCGCTTTTTCTAAAGATGTCTCACCAGACGACTCATTAGGAAACAAATTTCTTGCCCAATTATTTACTGGATCTACCCAATCACCCTCATCCTCATTTGGTCCCATATTCAACGAAACATTCCTATCTATTGCCGCATAATCCGGGACACCTGACCAATTGATACTACCGTATTGCCCCTTGTGCATATTGTCATACACATCGTTCAAGCGATCAAAAATGCCCTCACGAACACCAACATATTCTTCAAGCGGCGGCATATGATACATCGAGGCGGCTCTCAGATAACGATCAAACGGTAAATTTCCCTTACCCGCAAACGATTCAGCCGCCTTCGTTAATTTATCATTAACCATAGCCGCTCTATTTTGATACGATCCTATAGCCTGTTCCAGCAACACTTTACGCACTCGTGGACTCAAACGTGTTCCGTAAACCAATTTTCCATATGTGTTTCTCATCTTTTCAGACTTACTCATCAAATCCTCAATAGTTTCAGCTTCACCTAGTAGGACTGCACTACCGGGATCAAATATCTTCGCTATCGCCTTAACCAATGCAAGGTCGCCACCTCCGTCCTGACGAGCGGCTCCTTCAATTGCTTCCGGAACAAACCCTTTAATATCGTTTGCTTGCACTAACAATCGGTCGCCTTTTAGCAGTGACCCAAAATCGCGCAATGCAGTCGTTTGCTCTAATGTCAACTGTTTGTTTGCCTCAAACTGTCCGTCTTGCCAACCTGCCTTAAAGACACTACCTGCTTGTCGTCCACCTGTTTCTAACGCCGCTATATATTCTGGTGATTTCGACACTTCTTCCCACGTCGCTGTTGGATTACTTTGTCCAAACCCTTTACCTATCGCAGTAAACTGAGTCAATTGGCCCGGATCAATCTTACCTTCTGCCGCTGCTTGTGCATTAATTAGAGCTAATTTTGCTTCTGCTGTCCTATTTGCCAATTGTCGAGCTTCTTCGGCATCCATGTTTCGTATAAGCGCGGCTCGCCCATATTGCTTGCCGGTATCTGATAACCCCTCAAACGCATCATTATCGAAATAAGAAAAATCTCCCGCAGTGGCTCGTCTTGCTAATTCAGCTCTGGTAAGCGGCACACCTGCGTCTGACATAAGCGGAACCCCACTTGCCGCCAATTCACCTTTAGCTTTAGCCAGCGTCATTTTCGAGGCTTCATCGCTTAATTTTTGTCTGGCTCTTGCTTCGCCTAAATCTTTAATACCCTGATAGCCACTTGCAATTGTTGAACCTGCACCCAACCCTTTGCCAATCGTGCCTAAGATGTTTGCACCTCGTCCCAGCTCGAAGGGTTTCACATTGACTTCTTCTTGTTTTGGACGAGAATACGCACCCAATCCACCAGCCGTGCCAAACGCATTTACTAGATTGCTATGTTGCGCGGCTTTTTTATTGCGGGCCTTTGTTGCCATAGCTTCCTGTTGTGCATCCCGGGCATATCGTTTTTTATCCTTGTTAGCAAAGTAACCAGCCCCAAGATTCGCCAACATCTGGCCACCTTTAAGCACTAACGCTAATTCGGCTCCTGTCATTCAATCACATCCATATATTTAGATTTATATAGCAATTAATCCCCTGCAATCCACTCATACGTTCCATCATCTCCCTCGCGTAGCGTATACACCACACCATCATCTCCCATTTGCTTGCCCCCATCTAATGATCTTGTGAAAGTGACGCCCGGCGGTGGGTTACTCAATGGTTCTTGTTTGATGTAATGATCATCGCCAAGACCTGCTAAAACGCCCTGCAAATCTGGATCTAAGCCTCTTGCTAATACTTGAGCAAAATCACCGCGTCGTGAAGCACTCATTTCGTCCGGCTCGGTCAAACTTAATATTTGGGATACCAACTGGTTTTCACGTTGGATCGTAGGATCGTCGTCATACATACCCGTGACTGCCGACTTTTGGATATCACGATCTTGTGCAGTCGTTAATAAATCATCAGTAGCTCGTGATGCCGCGCGTTGATTTTCATCGGTCATTACCGTGCGACCTAAAATGCTATCTGCCACCTGCTGATCTGTAATACGATTAGCCCGGGTATTTGCATTTCGTGCCATTTTACGCGCTTCGTTTGACGTTCGTAAATCATCCGACAATGCGCGTTCAGCTAATGTGTCACTTTCACGAAATTGTCCCGTTTGACCTGCTTCGCTTATTTCACGGTTTAAACTTGACGATGTTAGATCGTCAAGCAATGCACGTTCTGACATCGTATCCCTACCGCGGAATTTTCCCGTTTGACCTGCCTCAAGCAGTTCTCGATCTAACTGGCCGCTCGTGATTTCCTCTTGTGTCAACTGCTCGTCGCGTTGGCCGCGCTGCACATCGAGTATGTCACGTATAGCATCAGATTGCTGATCGTATCCACGAGCCTCTAAGTCGGCTATTGTGCGCGATCTGGCTCCCCTAAGATCACCTAACGCCTCTGCTGTGTCTCCACTACGTATGACACCCATGCGATTTAGATCCTCCATGAGCTGGGCTTCTTCGCGCTCTGACTGACGCATGTAGTCTGCTATGTCTCGATCTATTGCGGGATTACCTCCATCCATACCCAAACGGTCACTTAGTAGTTGCGTTACATCATCCGTTAATCCATCTAATGTTGCTGGCTGTTCAGTTGCCACTGAATCTGGTCGATTATCATTTAGTATGCTTTCATAATCATCTATACTCATTCCATCTACCGCACCATCACCACCACTTGTATTACTTTCTAAATAATCCTCACCTAAATCTCCCGCTCCACCAGTTACAGGTTCACCCCTCTGATTGCCTACTCTACTACTTTCTAAATAATCCTCGTTTAAATCACCTGCTCCACCAACTACAGGTACTCTACTACTTTCTAAATAATCCTCGCCAATGTCACCTGCTCCACCTATCACTGACTTAATTATTTCATTATCAACGTCACCCCTCGAACCACTTCTGTTTACTCTGTTACTTTCTATATAATCCTCACCTAAATCACCCGGACCTGCGAGTATTGGCTTTTTACTGCTCTCTACATAATCTTCACCTATATCACCTGCTCCACCCATCACTGACTTAATTATTTCATCATCTACTCTATTGTTAGCTAAATAATCCTCACCTAAATCACCCGCTCCACCAGTTACAGGCATTGTGTTGTCATCTAAAAAATCCGCATCCAAACCGCCCGGACCACCTCTAACTGAATCAACTCTGTTGTTATCTATGAAATCCTCATCAAGTCCGCCCGGACCACCTCTAACTGAATCAACTCTGTTGTTATCTAAAAAATCTGCATCAAGTCCGCCCGGACCACCCATAACCGAATCACCTTGACTTTCATCAACGTATTCTGTTGTAGCTACAAACGGATCATCTCCAGATGGTATCGGACTTGGCCCCGGTCTGCCATACGGTAAATCCGGAGCATCTACCGGAGTTGTTGGCGCAAACGGATCCGAATACTGAGTGCCATAACCTTCCGGCGGCACAAACGGATCATATGGCGCATTGTCCGGTGATGAAACAACATTCTGTGGTATATACGTCGGCAACCCTTCTTGTAGCTCAGGTACATTAACTCCAGATGCAGCTAAACCGCTATATCGCTGGCTACGCTCCCGAGCAGCTATATTTTCTGGCGAATTAAAATCTTGTGCGCCATTTCCCCCAATTGAACCTGTAGCAGAGGCTCCAGTAGTTGGTGTCGTTCCACCACCGCCGCCACTCTCGACACTCTTATATCGTGGTGCGCCTCTGCTCGAGCTATCTAAATAATCGCCACTTAAATCGCCCGGCCCACCAATATCATCCTGACCTGCCATTGCACCTAAAACCACTTCCTCAACTGGCGGCTCCGGAGTTACTGGCGTTACTGGCGTACTAGTGCCGGACGCATATGGATTACGTGCTTTCCGTTTCTTTTTTGTAACTGGCGTACTCGTGCCGCTTGCATATGGATTGACTGCCATTAACTAACCCCCGCTCGTGGTTTTCTGTGTCGCCCAATTACCTTAAATTGTAATAATGTTCGACGCACCCGGTATGTTTCATCTTTTTGATTGTTTGTAAATTTTAGACTTGAATGTGGATCATATCCTGATAGATCGATGTCTTTTGAAACCATTCTGATCGTGCCAACTACGTCATTATCCAACACAAAGGAACCCAACAATCCACCACCACCTGTAGTCGATATCGAACCGGAGCTACCTCCAATCCCCTGCGACTCCTGATCTATAGCTAATGTGTAGTCACCTAAACCGTCGTAATACGTCCTCGCATATAGCCAACGCAAATCCATTGCACCGTCCATTGCTGGTGGTGCAGCCGTTTCAAAAAACGAATCGTATGCCGCATCTTCATGGTTATAACAGTCTGTGGGCCTATGATCTAATAATTTTCCGCTAAACGATCCCGCATGAGGTTTATCGCCAATAATCGCTGAACAGTTCCGTTCAAACGTGGACCCCGCACCATTGAGCGGGCCATACCATGCAAACTGTGTTTGTCCTGTATTTCGATCCGGGTAACGATTTTTCAAACTCATTACCATGATCTGATTACAATTCGTATCGTCATTAGGCAACCAAAACCAAACCTCGTTTTCATCGGCATAGTACACCGCATGAGATTTATGTAGACGATCTTTCCTAATAGTGTCCCAATACACGTCCAGCGCATAGCTAATCTTTTCGACCTGCTCTCCACCATTCCACATATAAATACCATCTTGCATCGGAAAGACCTGCGCGTTACCGGGTATGGTAACTACTGCTCTCCCGGAAATACTACCCCCATGTTGTGGATTACGTGGATCTGTTGTGGTTCGTTGTTGGAGCTGATACGGAACAGACGCATTGCCCGTCGGGATCAATACGCTGATAAAATCCTCTGTGTGTATTGCCAGTGCATTCTGCATCGGTTGTAATGCTGTGACCGGACTACCAAGATTATAAAAACTCGACGCTCCGTATGTTTCTGGATCCGCTATATCCGAATACCATACTCGATCCCGATTAGCATTAGTGTTTGCATGCCATGTACGGTTGTCGAAAAATGCAACGTGTTGTGCATAGGTCCATCTGCTATCGACATCTAATGTTGCACAATCACTGGACGCTCCACCATCCCACTTAATAGGTGGATTGACTCCGTTTGTAAGTATTAACGTATTAAACGCCCTGCACCACTCAAACGTGTTGTCATCTCCCGCTGTGATCGTTACTCCGGACGACGGCATAATCTCTGCCCATCCAGATCCAGATCCCGCATATTTATACATTGTGTCGCCCGCAACAATGAACACCTGCTCTGATCCCCCGGGAACTCGAAACTCTCCACATGCAGTTAGTGTTGGCGACCCACCAATTGCCGACTGTTGTCCATAGCTTTTAGTCCCTAATACTTTCTCTACAGCCGCCGACTGTGTTAGACGCGAGTTCAACATACCGTGTAGCCCGTTTGCCGGGATATCCTCTGCCGGGCGACTGTAATCGACACCCATATTAAACGGACCGTATGTGGTTGATTCAGCAGCTATAGGCATTAGCCAGACTCCACGACTAACGAGTTATCCGTTCGCACCAGAAAACTGGTTTCCTGATCGGGACCATATCGACGATTACCCTGTTGCATCAGGTTTTGCTTCTGCATTAACGATACAGCCCGTGCCAGTTCAGCCGCTTCACGTTGCGCTCCGCTCTCGTCACCCTTCTCTTGTAAAAAGAGCTTAGTTGCTCCGTAGACCAACGCGGATTCACCTATTTGTGGAATGCCCAGCTTTAAAAATGTGTTGCCGTCTTGCGCTTCCAGCCACGACGAAATGCCAATTTGATAACGAACACGTATGATAGTATTTGTATCAGATGGTGTGTAATACAACGCGACTTTAGGATAGCCCGTTGTTGCATCAACGCCAGATATAAACGCCTTATAGACGTTCCCGGTCACACTGAAATCTTCATCGAGTAAATCGTATTCGTCGGGACCAACTATTCCGATTGGATTCTCGTTGGTTTCATCCATGAATGACCACCATGCAGAAACATAGCCGTCTACTGGTGTATAGACGCGAGTGTTCGCAGAGCTTTCGTATTGACCTAATGCGCTCGATGATCCACCGTCAATGACTTCTTCAGCAGTAAATGTTCCCGACTCCGAATACACATACAGCAGACTGTTTGTTGCATCGAAACTATCGACAACAGCCGTTTTTCCGGATACGCGCCCCGTTACCGTTTCACCTGCACTGAACGTCCCACTAATACCGGATAACGTAAATGTCTTTGTCGTTCGGAACGTAGTTGTTCGATTTAACCACCACCAGCGTAGTAGATTCGCAATCTCTATCGCGGTAATATTGAGATACTGACGAGCGCGATTTTTAAACGTAGTGTTTCCACTGTCTAATCCCACCCGGTCAAGTACTAGTGCAATCCCCTCAGATAATAGCATTCATGTTAAGTTTACCCATGACCCACCTTCACGACACTGGATCTTATTAGTTGAAGTGTTAAAAATAAAGGTTCCTTCTGGCGGACTTGGTAACGCATCCCGTTCTGTCGTAGTAAGATTCGGAGCGCATAACATCGTCCCGGCTTCCACTATGTCGTATTGCGCAACCGTTCCGAATGACGTTGCAGATTTTTGATTACCCGCAACAACAGGACTGCGCCTATTCAACCGTGAACCGCCCCCACGTCGCTTTGCATAACTTGATCAGCACCAATATCAAAGCGGATATTCCCGTCCATTTTAGTCCCGGCCATATGATGGTCGAGCCATAGTTTGTATTTTTCAGTTTTGATATAATTCCCTTGCACATCGACCGCAGCATCTCCTTTTGTTGAAGTTGTCCCACCATGCTTAGACTCATACATAGGCAACCATGACGGTGGTGCTGGTTCAAACCCGGGTTCATGCGCTACTTCAACTCCGCCATATACACGTAATGCGGGTTCAGAATGATAGTCGCGCTTGTAATCACCCGACGGCGCACC